CGTGCTTTCCGTGAGCGCGGCCTTCTTGACCTCGATGAGCTTGGGCGTGATGGTCTCGGTGCGGCTCGAGGTCGAGGTGAAGACGGGGTCGCCGTTCATGTCGGCCATGGTCTCGGTGTCGGTCTCGATGGACTCGGAAACGCCATCCTCGCTGATGAAGCCCAGGTTGACGAAGTCCGCGTCCAGCGCGGTGGTGATGTCGGTGGGCACCGTCGCGGTGGACGGCGCGCTGAAGAAGTAGCCGCCCGAGACGCCCTTGGTGGTGGAGACGTTCGCGACGGTGTTGGTGCCAGTTGACATTGGCCCCTCCAGTCTTGTCTTGTTGTCTTAGATGCCGTAGAGCGCCTGCGCCATGGCCCTCTGGAGACGCGCCAGCAGCCCCCTGTTGACCTTCCCGGTGCGGCGGTCGAGCGCAGACGCGCCGACCCAGCCGTGCGCCGAGACGGGGCCGTCGAGGTCGACCCCGTGGCCGACCCTGAGTCCGCTGGCCGCCTCGGCGCGCATGGCCGCGCGGCTGGCCGAGTAGCCGAGCTGCGCGACCACGCCGGGTGACTTCATGACGCTGCGGAACCCGCTGCGGTTGAGCTTGATGCGCGTGGACGCCATGTCACTCGCCCACGTAGTCGGGCATGGCCACGCCGACCTGCGCCGAGCAGCCCAGCATCGCCAGCTCGTCCTTGCGGATGTAGAGCGTGCCCACGGGGTTGCCCCACGTCCAGGTGTTGCTGTACGTGCTGATGCTCTGGAGCGTCTGCGGTGACTGCCCGAACTCCTCGGCGGTCGGGCTCGACAGCGCGCGCTCGACCATCTGGCAGACCACGATGCGGGCCGCGTCAGGGTCGGGCTCGAAGCCGTGGCACGCGCTCGTGACCTTCATGCTGGCGCGCTCGATGAGCTTGTCGGCCATGTCCTCGTCGAGGACGGTGCAGGCGAGGTCTCCCACGTCGGCGTACCTGGTGATAGCCATGGGCTACGCCCCCTTCTTGGCCGTCCTCTTGCGCGGCGCCCTCTTGGGTGCCTGCTGCTCGGTGGCGGTCGCCACCAGCCCATAGCCGAGCAGCACGGCGGCCCGGGCGTCGTCGCACTCGAAGCGCGCGCCCATGGGGCGCAGGCACTTGTCCTGCGCGTCCATGAACGGCTGGGTAACGATGACGGTGGCCACTAGGCGCTGATGGTGGCGACGATGATGTGGGACAGGAACTCGGGCACGACCTTGGCGCCGCCGAGCACGACGATCTGCATGGCGGCGTTCTCGTCCTTGGGGGCGTGCTTGACGGCCACGATGCCGGACTCGTCGGTGACGAAGCCAGCGCCGATGCCCTGGACGTCGGCGGAGGCGATGACCAGGTTCTCCTGCGCGGTGGCGTAGACCTTGTCGGCGGCCAGGCCGGGCAGGACGATGAGGGTGCCCATGCCGAGGAAGTTGGTGATGTAGGACAGGCCGAAGGCGGTCTGCATGGTGATGTTGGCGGTGCCGAGGTAGCCGGCGGCCGTGGTCGGCGAGCAGAAGAAGACGGGCGTGGTGGCGTAGCCGTCGCGGGCGGTGTTGAGGCCAGCCCATCCGTTGGCGCAGGCGGCCTGGAACGTGGTGCCCGTGGCGGTGCCGGTGCCGGTGGCAAGGGCGGTCGCGAAGATGCCCTTGAGGTCGCCCTGAATCTTGGCGCGCAGGACGGCGTCCTCGTGAGCGACGGCGGGCAGGCCGGCGCTCTGGATGGTCTCGAAGCCGACGAGCGCGCGGTACTTCTTGTAGGTGAGCGGGGTCAGCGAGGTGGTGCGGGTGAAGGTGGACGCCGTGATCTCGGCGGCCTCGTTGACGTTGCCGTCCTGAAGCGTCGCGGAGACGGCGCGGGTCTGGAGGGCGGTGCCGACGGGCAGGACCTGCCAGTTTGCGGCGTTGAGGACCTGCTTGAGGTTGGTGTAGTCGGTGGCGTAGCTGGCGGCGAAGTCGATGGAGGCTGCGCCGGCAATCTCGTTAAAGCTGAGGGAGGTGGTGGTGGCCATGTTGGCTCCTTACATGTCGAAGATGTCCTTGTTGGCGGCGATTGCCCTCAGGCGCTCGGCGGGGTCGCGGATGGCCATGATGTCGGCCTTGCTCGCCGCCTGCGGCTTGGGCTCGCCCTGGTCGTTGAGGTTCGGGTACTTAGGCATCGCGGCCAGCTGCTGCTTGAGGAACTGGGCGTTCTCGTCCACGTCCCCAGCCATGCGGGCCAGAAGCGCCGCGTCCACGCCGTGCTCTGCGGCGGCCTTGGCCACCTGCTCGGCGCGCGTGCGCTCGGCCTGCATCTGCTCCAGCTCGGCCTTGAGCCTGTCCCTCTCCTCGACCGCCTTCTCGAGGTCGGTCTTGGCGGCCTCCTGCGCGGCGTCGTACTGCTGCGCCTTGGCCTTCACGTCCTCGTAGTCGGCGTACTTGGCACGCTCGCGCTTGAGCCGGTCGCCAATGATGGCGTCCATCTCGGCCTGCGTGAACATGCGCTCGGTCTCCGCAGGTGCGCCCTGCGTCGGCGTCTCGTCGGTGTTGGGCATGTCTGCCCCCTTCCCCGCCTTTGGCGGTCGTCATCCGCACGATGGGCGTGCGTGCCCACGAAAAAGGCCCCTCTCGGGGCCTAGTCGCCTTGGTTTTCCTGCTCGGCGCGCCTCTGCGCGTACAGCTCGCGCCGGCGGGCGTTTCTCTGCTCCGCGAACTCTGGCGTGTAGCCGTCGCGGCGCATCTGGTTGATGGTCTGGTTGCCCAGCCGCGAGGTGCCGCCGGACTCGGCGATGGCGCGCTTCTGCGCGTCGGTGTACTCGTCGAGCAGCGCGTCGGGGTCGTAGCCCTCGACCTCGAGGACGGCCCCGGCGGGCTTGACCACGAACTGGCAGTCGCAGTTGGCGTGCACGTGCTCGGCGTGCTGGCCCGCGCGCACGGCCTTGCTGGCGTGCACCCAGCCCTGCGAGCCGAGCGTGCGGCAGAACGGGCAGGTGTCGCCGATGCAGACCCACGCCCACATGGCGCGGTCGCGCACGGCGTTGGCGCGCGTGGTCTCAAGGCCGCAGCGCTTGACGTGCCGGGCGGTCACGTCGCCCACGGCCTGCCGGGTGGTGTCGCGCGTGAGGGCGCGCCCGATCGCGTCGTCGACGTCTGCCGCCACCATGCGCGCGGGCATGCCCTGCGCCACCTCGGCGGCTGGCACCGTCGCGCCCTGCATGGCCATCAGCTCGTCGTACCAGATGGCGCTGACCTCGCCGTCGGCGATGCCGTAGGCGTCGACCAGCTCGGCCACGCGGGCGCGCATGAGCGAGCGCGCGAGGTCGGGGTCGGTGTCCCATGGCAGCGAGTCGAAGTAGGCCATGGCGTCCTCGGCGGCCCTCGTCTGGACCTCGGCGTGGGCGCGCTGGTAGTTGGCCCACGTCCGGCTAGATACCCTCATCGCCAAGCCCCTCGAGGAACCTGCGCCCGGCGGCGCGGCGCTTCTGCGCCTGGATTCTGGCGATGGTGGGCGCGTCGAAGCCCTGCATCTCGTAGTAGACGTCGGTGCCGGCGAACTCCGGGTCGCCGCCCGCAATCTTGACCGCCGCGTCGGCCATGGCGGCCTGCGAGGGCATGGCAGGGTTCATGAAGTGCGGCATCACGTCCAGCTGCTCGTCGGTGAGGTCCTCGGGGCGGCTGTTGGTCGCGATGGCCTGCGCCATGAGCGCCATCTGGTAGAGCGCGTCCCCGTTCTCGCGGTTCAGGTTCTGCGCCCTGATGATGAGCTTCTCGTTCGCCGCGCCCACCGCGTCGGCGCTGGTGGGGTTCGCGTCGTTCACCACGCCCGTGTCGGTCACCGACAGGCTGGTCACTGCGGCGAACTGCGTTGACAGCATGCGCAGCATGTCCACGTGCGGCTGGATGCTGCCCTGCGCCACCTGCCCGAACTTGGGCGCGTTGCCGTTCTCGTCGGTGGTGGTGAGCAGCATGGAGCCGATGTAGGTCTTGAACTTCTGGTTGATGAGCGCGTCGTACTGCTCGTCCGACAGGCCCAGCAGGTACTTCTGCGGCGAGGTGCTGAACTCGAGCGCGATGGTCGCGAGCGCCATGGTGCGGATGTAGCCCTGCGTGAGGTTTCGCACGCTTGGCGTGATGCGGCTGCGGCCGAAAGGCCGGGCGATCGTGTCGCTCTCGCTCGACATGGCCAGCATGAGCGGGCGGCCCATGGCGTGCGGAAACTCGACGGCGCGCCAGTCGGTGCGGTCCGCGTCGCGCGAGATGACCCAGACCGCCGAGTCGGTGTAGAGGTTGACCTGCGTGGGCACGCGCGAGCCGTCGCGCCTGCGGCCCGTGGCCATGATGGCGAGGCCGCAGCCGATGCGCTGCGCGCCGCCGTCCCAGATTGCGGTGGCGGTCTCGGCGGAGTGGAACCGGATTGCCACGCCAGAGCCGCCCTCGCGCGCGCTGAAGGTGGCGAAGACCACGCCATGCATCAGCTCGTCCCCGCACGCGCGCCCGTACTGGCTCACGAGCGAGTTGTCGCGCACGATGCGGTCGAGCAAGGGGCTCGAGCCGCCGTCGCGGGTGACGAACGCATCGAAGCGGCTGCGGTCCTTGAGCACGGTCACGGCCTTCTCGGGCCACGCGCACGCCATCTCGAGCCCGCCCACGCTGGGCGGCAGGGCGATGCCGAGGTTGCACTCGGCCACGGTGACCCTGCCGTCGTAGTAGCGGCGCTTGAGCCTGTTCTTGCTCGAGTGCGCGTGCAGCTCGTCGGCGAGGTCGCCGACCATGGCGCGCTCGGCGCGCCCGAGCCCGGTCGCGTCGGCGATGCTGCCGAGGTCGCGGTACAAGTCCATAGGCTATCCAATCCTCAACTTCCTGGTCGGGTCCCTCTTCGAGGTCGAGACGCCCCACAGGGCCAGCGCGCACGCCTCGATGGGCGCCGGGTCCTCGCCGCCGAACCCCCAGCCGCCGTCGCGGCCTATGGGGCGGCGCGTGGCGGCCCTCGCGGAGCCGTCCAGCACGTCCTGCGGGCGGTACCACGTGAGCGCGCGCTCGTTCACGGCGTCGACCAGCGTCTGCGCCGCTGCGGTCGCGTCCTTGGCGCTCGCGACGTGCAAATATCCCCTCGGCACGCGCCCGTCCATGCGCTCGACGAGCGCCTGCGCGCCGCCGCGCCCGTCGATGACGGCCACGCAGCCCACGCTCGCACGCTCGGCGAGCCACTGGGCCAGCCACGCCGTGCCCATGCCCATGGGCTTGCGGTCCAGCACCTCGACGTGAGTGACGCCTTCTGCGGCCTCTGCGACCGCAAGCACGACCTCAGAGCCGTCCGGGGCGAACTTGACCCCGTAGGCGGTCCTCTGCGGCTCCAGCGGGGCATCGGTGGCGCACGCGGCCCATGCGGTCGGGTCGATGACGTACTGCGCCCTGCCGGCTGTCGGCGACCACCAGCCGAGGTATTCGCGCGCGAAGCTGTCCGGTCGCATCCTGTAGCCGTCAATCGCGTCGAGCATCACGTCCTCGCGGATGCGGTACCCGAGCGCGGGGTTCGTCTGGTACGCAAGTTCGAGCACTGCGTCGGTGTCGTTCATGTCGGGCAGCTCGTCCACGGCCCACTCGAGCCACCATGCCCCGCCGGGGGCGCCGGAGTGTGCGACGTCGTGCATGTCGCGAAAGACGTCACCACGGCATGCGGGGCCGGGTGGCGTGCCGATGAAAATCATCTGCGGGTCACCAGACTCCGATGCCAGCGTTGTCGGCTTGATCGCGTCAAGCTGGTCGTAGGTGAGTTCCTGCGCCTCGTCGACAACAATCACGTCGTAGGTCGAGCCACGTGCGCCCGACGTGGTGCGGGTCTGGAACTCGATGCATCCGCCGCTGGTGAAATAGATGCCCTCGTTGCCAGCGGCCTTGTAGATGCCGTCCTTTGGCCTTAGCCGCGCGCTGAGCGCCGGGAGCATCTCAACCTCGTCCTTTATGTACTTGAACATCTGGCGGACGGTCGAGCCGTTGTGCGCGGAGTACAGGCACCGCTTGCCAGCCGCGCCCATCGTCGTGGTGTACTTTCGCGCCGAGAACGACTTTCCGTTCTGGCGCGGCTTCGAGACGCTGATGGTCTTCGATGCGAAGCGGTTGTCCTCGTCACGCGCGGTGAACAACTCCATCTCGTGCTCTTGGCTCGGGTAGAATGACGTGCCGCACTCGCGCCATGCGGCGCAGAGCTGCGCGCCGGTGCTCGACGCATACCCGCCGACAACCTCGAAGGTCGGCACCTGGTTGCCGTAGCGCACGCTAGGCCAGCTTCAGCATCACGCGGTCGAACTCAGACGCCGAGTCGCTTGCGGACTCCAGCGCCCGCAGGCGCTCGATTGCCTCGTACATTCCCGTTGCGAGCGGCCTGATGTCGCGCCCCGCGTCGGGCATGTCCAGCACCCGCGCCA